GCTCCACGTTGAACTACGGTTCGGCACTCCGACTTTATGTTAAAGACGTTCGAAAGAATTGTACCATCTAGTCTCGGACCTATTAGTACGACTGTGACCTATTGGCCACCGCCGAAACCTAATAATCTCGAAGCGCCATCAGCAACGCACACTTATACATTGCCCGGTTTTACCGTGCGATATGATAAGTTGCTAACTGATAACGAAGGAGATCACAATCAATGGAAACCGTGCCAGCACTATAAACGCTGGACCGATCCGTCGTCTGTGAAGCCTCCTTACGGGCTGGTATGGTATTCGAAGTCCTTCTCCGATGTGGGGAAGTACATTTCGAATGTACCGACTGAACCCTTGCTATTAACGCAAGGCAGTCAATTCAATGGAACGTTTGGACCTTGGGGAAGCCACACTAATGGGCTTCCTCCATTTATGGTCACAGACATAGGCGATGGGTTTATACCCAAGCCTGTGGGTCTTGATGTTCTGGTTGATGCATCCTTAAAAAAGATGCTTCCAGATATCAAGGCCGAGCTCTCGCTTGTTAACTCTGTGATAGAGTTAAAAGACTTTGAGTCTCTGCCGACGACACTCACGAGGTTAAAGTCCCTAATTGAAGACGTGCTTCCTCTTTTCACCGTTAATACGGCGAAGAGGTTAATACGCTTGTCTCGGGGAATGCGTAAACTAAGAGGGACGTTTTCGTCCGATCTTGGTGCTACGCTTCGTGAATTGGTCCAAGGAACTGCAGATGGTTATCTCCAACAGGAGTTTAACGTACTGCCGCTCCTCTCAGACATTAGCGGTGTATTCACCGCTCTGTCCCGTACTGAAAGGGCAATAAATGACCTGATAGTACGGCGGGGCAAACTTCAGAGTAAACATTATCAATATGTTTACTTTGATAAAGTCTACACAGCAGATCCTTTGATCGCTGGCTCAAATGCTCTGTCTACGGGTATCTTTGCTGGTACTACAACAGTACCTGGCTGGATATCCGTTTACAAGAAGCATGGCCATGCGTTCAAAATGACGCGTTGGGTAGAAGTTAATTCGCCCGCTGAGTTCCATGCACAGGTTGAGTATAGTTATTACTTTACTCAATTCCAACTTGAGCATGCTCAAGTGCTTGGCTTACTAGATGCTCTAGGGGTTAATCTTAACCCCACGATTATCTGGAATGCCATTCCTTGGAGTTTTGTTGTCGATTGGGTCCTCGGTGTGAACCGATGGCTCAATGGTCGCAAAACACTTAACATGGAACCCGTGGTTAACATAAAACGCTACCTGTGGAGTCACCGACACACGCGCACTACTCGCATTTACGCCGAAAGCGTGAATGGGAGTGAATTGCCGTGGCCGCGTGTCTACACATGGTTGCCGGATATGTACGAAGTGGCTTATCGCCGCGACGTAGGAATTCCGTATACAAACTCGTTTCTGACGAGTGAGTTATCCAATAAAGAGATAACTCTAGGCGTGGCCCTCGCAGTTACGCGAAGGAGACGTTCGAATACCCGCGTTAGGTAAACAACATAACGCAACTTAGGTTTGCAACCTAGGTTGAGCCTTGTGCTCAATCGGACGAAAGTCCTAATAAGCATGTTATCAAACACGTTAAATACG